CGGTCTGGATTCGCGGTTCAAATGCAGACCAGTGGGCCGGTCGGGCTGCGCGAGGCGCGGCCCAGAGAGCGTTAATGGTTCACGAGGCGCTTGTTCAGATGAATCTCGCGTCCGCGTTTCTCTGCGCGGAGGTGGACTGTCGAACGGTCAGCAACAACTCGGTCCAGTGCCCGCGGTGTAACTCCCAGGTGCTCAACTTGGCGCAGGTTCTCGACGGGGATAAGAAGAAAGAGGCGGACGATGCAAAAGCCGGGGAATCTTCAGAAGCCGGTCAAGGCCGGCACGCTGCGTAAGGACGGCCAGCCGTGTCCAGGGTGCCATGCGTCGCCGGGTTTCCCGCACGCACCGGGCTGCACCTGGACGGTCGCCGCACCCGAGCTCCAGAAGCCCCGAGAGCGGGCTCACTGATGCCGCGGCGGGGTGTAACCAAGGCGCCGGCGTCGCCGGCCACGCTGCGCATGCCTGGGGTCGACTACACGCGGCATTCGCAAACCCTCTGCGTTGTGTGCCAGCGTCGCGTGCAGTGGAACGGCGACCGCTGGATTCACCTCACTGTTTTTGCCCGCGGGATCCACGATGCGCGTCCGGACCTCGGCCTGGTGATCGATTCATCGGACCCACGCGATGCGCAGAAATTGGCGCTAATGGAACCGGAGGGCAGCTGATGCTCGCTCGGTTCGTTCTCTGGCTGATCCGCCGGTTCCCCATCCTCAGCGCCGACTACCGGGCGCGGCGCGTGAAGCGCCGGCAGATCTGCCCGGCGTGCGGGAATTCCGAGAAAGTCACAATTCGGTGCGACTCTTCCACAGGGCAGGTAGTTTGCCAGTGTCCGACGTGCCTCGCGATGTGGGGCTATAATCCAGTCGTGCGACCCGAGATCTGGGCGAAACTGCCCAAAGTCGAGGAGTAGCTGATGCCTGAAGAGCACATTCTAATTAAGATCGAGCACGTCCTTTTGTCGATCCGCGATGAAGTACGGGCACTTCGGCGTGAGCTCGCCCCTCCCCACTGGTCACTCAAACTCACACTGTATACAGGAGATGGCATGTCCTCACCAGTACTTCCGATCACTAGCATCCCTCTCGGCGGCAACGCGCAACTTGTTGCCCAGCTTCTGCAGAATGGCGCACCGTATGTGCCGCCAGCCGGAGCCGCACCGTACACCTTCTCTCCCACAATCAGCTCGAGCGATCCGAACGTAAGCAGCGCGCCGGCAACGGTCGATGTGACGGGCGGGGCAGTTCCGCTGGCCCAGCAGTTCCTGCTCACCGACTCGGCAAGTGACACCGTCGGCGCTGTCGACGCCGTCACCGTCGAGGCTGTGGCTCCGGACGGATCCACTGTGACCGAGACCATCAACGTTGGAATCGGCCCGTCCACCCCCGCGAGCACCTTCGGGATTTCGCTGGCGCTTTATCCCGCGCCCGCTCCGGTGGCAGCCCAGGCACGCCGGTAATAGCCGGTAAGGGAATTACATACTTAACTCCCGTGACGACGGGAATGGAGAAAAAGATGGTCAGAGCAAAGTTTCAGGTCACCGGCGTGACCACGCATAATCATTCGACGAAGGAAATCGAACTTTCAACCGTGTATGACAACATGATCCCTGAGGATCAGCGCTTTCAGAAAGCAACACCTTACGGGTCGATCAAGATGAATATCGACAATCCGGCAGCCTTGGAGCAATTGGGCCTCGGCAAATACTTTTACGTGGATTTCAGCGAATTACCCGGGAGCTAACGTGGCTCACGGGAGTTAAGTATGTAATTCCCGCCGGTAACAGGCCGCGCAACAGGAGGAATCCGGAGAGATGGGCACCAGCCTTGTCAAGACGATCACTGATGCTTTCTCTCCGGTTTTCCGCCCGGCCGGCAATCTCATCGAGGGTGTCGCGCCCGGCTCCTGGGCGAGCCCTCAGAACCCCATCCGGCCCACGCTGCAGCTCGGTGTCGGCATCCGGCAGTGGGACTTCACGCCCGGCATCAACCTCCAGTTCACGCCCCGCGGCGACGTCGCGATCAAATTCCCCCAGCTCTGGAACGTCTCGAACTCTTTCGACCTCTGTCGGCTGATGATTGAGACCCGTAAGGACCAGGTGGTAAACCGTCCCTGGGTAATCCGGGTCAAGGCCCAGCCTGGTGAAACGAAGAAGGCCGCGGCCGATCGCCAGCTACAGAACCCCAATATTTCCAAGGTCACGACTCTGTTGCGCTGCCCTGACGGCGTGCACACCTTCGACCTTTGGATCCGGATGTGGCTCGAGGAACTCCTGGTCTTTGACGCGCCGTGCATCTATCCGATCAAGTCGATAGGCGGCGACGTGCTCTCTTTGCGCCTGGTCTCGGGCTCCACCATCACGCCGTTGCTCGACCAGTTCGGTTTCGTTCCTCAGCCCCCGTCGCCGGCTTACCAGCAGATCATTCTCGGGATCCCGACGGCCAACCTCGCCGCCTCAGCCGAGGAGAAGAAGTACACGGTCGACCAGCTGATCTACTCGCCGCGCAATCCGCGGGTGAATTCCCGCTGGGGCTTCGGTCCGGTGGAGCAGATCATCACGACGCTCTCGATCGGCGCCAACCGGCAGCAGTTTCTGCGCGACTACTACGTTTCGGGGAATGTACCCGAGGGCCTTCTGCCGATGCCGGAGACCTGGACAGCGCAGCAGATCAAGGATTTCCAAAAGTGGTTCGATTCGATGCTCGCCGGCAACCTGAAAATGAAGCGCCGCATGATCATGATCCCGGACGCGAAGCGCGAGCCGACGATGACGAAGCATGAGGCGCTGACCGACGTCACCGACGATTACCTCATCCGGGTTGTGGCCTATGCCTTTTCGATCTCGCCGCAGAACCTGATCAAACAGGTCAACCGGGGCACGGCGAAGGAGTCCTCTGATGTGGCCCAGATTGAGGGGCTTGAGCCGTACCTGAAGCACATCGAAAACGTGATTAACGGTCAGGTGATCGAGCGCCAGATGAAGCTCGACGACGTGGAGTTCGCCTTCCTGGATGAGCGGGAAATGGACCCGGTGAAGCAGGCGACGGTCGACTCGCTCTACCTGAAAGGCTGCGCTTACAGCGTGAACGAGATTCGTGAGGCCCGCGGCGACGATCCGCGGCCCGAGCCCCAGGCCAACGAACTTGGCGCCATGACGGCCACCGGCTGGATGTCCATCTCGCAGAAGCCGGCCGCGGCGCCCGAGGACGACGAGGACGAGGACGGACCCCCGATCGATGGAGCGAAGCCGGCCAAAGTCCGGAAAATCGCCGGCCTCAAGGTGCGCGCCGGCGACCTCACCCCGCGCAGCCGGCAGGCCCGGAACGAGTTCGCGCGCCAGCTGAAGAAGTTTCTGGCCGACCAAAAGGCGCGTATCTCGAGCAAGGTCGCGCAGGAGTTCGCTGTTCATAAGGCAGCAGTTCCACGTGGAACGCTCTTAAAACAAGAGAGCACCGAGGACCGCGATCGACGCGCGGCCGAGATCATTGCTCTGCTGGGCTGGGATTACGAAACGTTGTACGGGATCTCGGCGCCCTATTTTGAAATCGCGGCGGAAGAAGGCGTTCACGCGGGTGCCTACCAGGCCGCGGCTAACCTTGCGGCATCGCTTCCTGGCACCCTCGCCGAAGCGATGCCCAAGGCGAAACGGGCGGCCGACCAGCGCGCTGCGCAGATGGTTGGCTACGACCTCGAGGAGGACGGTTCGCTGACCGAGGCCACAGCTCCCGCCTGGGCGATCTCGACCACCGCCAAGAATGCCGTCCTGGACGCCATCAAGCAGGCAATCGCTGAGGACTGGACACCCGAGCAGCTCGAGGCGGTGCTCCAGGCCAGCGTTGTCTGGACGCCCGACCATGGCGAACTCATCGCCGACAACGAGATCAGCCGGCAGCAGGTCCTCGGCCACGTCGACTCCTGGGCCGCCTCGGGCAAAATCCTCGAGTACCAGTGGACGGTCATGGACCTGGGCTGCTGTCCGCTCTGCGCCAGCTTTAGCGCACTCGGCCCCGTGCCGGTGGGTTACGAGTTCGCGCCGATGATCTATGCGCCTGGGGCGCACCTGTTTTGCCGTTGCTGGCTGACTGTTACAAAACTCGCCGGAGAGGAATGATGGATTCTCCCAAAGCCCCCCACGTTGTGGAAACCTGCCTGATTAAAGATGTCGAGGACACCCTCGATCGATTGCTTCCGGACTATGACCTCATCGGCCAAAGCTCCCACCAGGTGGGCTCTGGCTTCGGTGCCCGCGTCGAGGCGCTGCTGACCTTTCAGTTGCGGCGGCCGGTCGCGAATGGTAACGGCAACGGCAACGGGAACCATCGCCGGCACCCGATGCCGGTCGTACCTGTCAAAAAAGGGGGTTGACATGAATGACCCCACCCAGCCGGTGCCAGAACCGGAAGAAAACAAACAACATCAACGACCGCTCACTTTCAATGAAGATGGGTCAATCGACCCCGCGCAGCTCGAGGGGATGCCCCAGGACCTGATCGACCGGGTCACGGATCCGGAGTTCCGGGAGCGCGCCCGGCAGGCGATCGCCGCGGAGAAGGACCGCGCATCGTTCTACCGGGGTGCCAGACTGATTCGTAACGAGGCCATAGCTGAGGCGGCTGCCCGGCGTCCCCGGGGCGTCAGTGGCCGGCAGCGGAAGCGCTTGCGCAGGACCGCGCGTCAATTAGGCATTTCATGAGCGTGCTAGGATTTACTTCGAAGCAGGATGGCATCGGCGATGCGAAACGTGAACTTACAAACCCACTCCCAACCACAGCAGCCTGGTGATCGTCTTTCCGCGATTCAGACGGCCGTTTACCTGGACGAGGTGAACCATCACGCCGCGGTCCTCTACACCCAGGCCGGCGCGATCACGCCTGGTGGAAAGGCGTTTCTGCGCGTCGGCGCGCCCGTTGTGATGACCCTGGCCCAGCCAGCTCCTGGTCCGCAGGCCGAAAACGGAAGCGACGGAAAGTTGCGGCTCCATTCGGTGGTTTCGTTCGCGCGTAAGGGGACGGTGATCCGATGACGAACCTCCAGAGGCTGCTTCAAAACCCCAGCTCGCCAGAGGGAACTCTGCAGGCGCTGGTGACCTCGGTCCTCGAGGATGAGCAGACGTTAGCGGCGGTTACGCCGGCCACGCCGTCACCTGAATCGGTTTCAGAAAGCTACACGGCGCTCGCCACCGACAGCGTGATCTTCTATTCGGGCGTCATGGACGGCACCCAGGGCATCACGCTGCCCACCGCCGGCGTGGCTCCTGGCAAAACGATCACTGTCAAGGTCATCTCGACCGACGCCGGCGGCTCGGCCTTGAATGTCAACACGGGCAACGCCGCCGAGTATGCCGGCAATCCGCAGCTCTATGCAATCCCTGGTGGCGCGGCTGTCGGCGGCATCGCCAGTTTTGCCTGGGATGGCGCTCACTGGTGGCTTACGGGGTATTCGCAGTGAGGCAGACGAATGGGCAATCTGGTGCTGTCCAACCCGAGCGAACCCTACGAAACACAGCAGGCCATTGTCACGGCCATTCACGAGGACGAGGCGGTTCTGGCCGCCCAGGGTGAGGCAATCGCAGCTCTCGAGGCCGCGGCGCTTACAATTGCGGTGAACGGGATTGAGGTCGCTGCAGCCGGAGCGTCGTGAGCGAGGTTTGGGGATGAAGCTTCAAAAATTTGTACCGCTAACCAAGATGGAGGAGCAGGGCGACGGCTCGCTTAACGTCTTTGGAGTGGTCACAGCCGAGCAGCCGGATCTCGAGAACGAGGTTTGCGATTACGCCGGCACGAAGCCCTACTATCAGGCCAAGGTCAGCAGCATGTTTAAGTTGACCTCAGCCGTCGAGGGCATGGAGCCCTCGATCATGCCGATGCGGGAGATGCATCAGCTGATCGCGATCGGCGCCGGCCGGACGATCGAGTTCGATGATGCCAACAAGACCATTCGCATGGGCTTCAACGTGGTTGAACCCGTCGCCATCCAGAAGTTCAAAAAGGGAGTTCTGATCGGGTTCTCGCAGGGCGGCGCTTACGTCGGCGACCTCCTCCCGGATCCGGTGCACTCCGGCTGCAAGCGCTATATCGCGGATCCGGCCGAAGTCTCGGCTGTCGATTCCCCCTGCCTGCCCTCGGCCCTGGTTGAAACCATGAAGGGGCGCACGGTGGAACTGCGGAAGGCGAACGGCACGACTGAAGCCGTGCCTCTGGTGATTCCGGCCCCCGCGGATCTGGCGCTCGGGAAGCTCGAGAAGCAGGTCGCGCAACTGACGCTGATGTTTAAGCGGGAGTTCTCGGACGAGGAGCGTAAACGCCTGGCCACGACCGGCGCGGCCATGGAAGATGGCTCTTTCCCGATCGAGAACGAAGAGGACCTCAAAAACGCGATCCAGGCCTACGGCCGGGCCGCGGACAAGGAAAAGGCGAAGAAGCACATCATCGCCCGGGCGAAGGCTTTGGGGCTCATGCGGTTGATCCCCGAGGGCTGGACGTCGGAGGCGGATAAGGCGGCTATCACCAGGGCCTGTGCTAAGATCGCTTTGAAAAAGGGGATGTACGAGGTCGGGTGGTTAGCCGACATCGTTGAGGGCCTAAATTGGCTCTGTCTCCAGACTGAATTCGAGCGCGACCTCGAGGATGACGGCAGCAAGGTACCCGACGGGTTGCGCGAGGCATGGCTCGAGCTCCTGGCGCAATTCAAGGCCATGGCGATCGAGGAAGCAGACGAAATGGCCGCGGCGGGCGGCAAAGGAGCGAAGGCGATGAAAATCACCGATCAGGCTGGTCTCACGAAGGCAGCGAAGTCGATCCAGGAGCATCTGGAGAAGCACATGGAGATGCACAAGGCGCTCCACGAAAAGCTCGAGGGGCAGCTCGCCAAAGACCATCCGATCCTGAAGTCGCACCAGGCCATGATGGACCACTGCGAGAAGTGCATGAAGGCCGCCAAGGATGCCTGCGCCGGCGAGGAGCCCGAGGGCGACGCCGCCGAAAAGGCTGCCAAGGCTGCAGCCGATCCCGCTGCTGCTGCAGCTGCTGCCGATCCGATCACCAAGGCTGTTACGGCCGCCCTGGCTCCGGTCCTCGCCAAGGTCGACGAGCTCGAGAAGAAGATCGCCACGACCCCCGCACCGCAGAACATCCCGGCGACGGGCGCTTCCATGGTCGCGAAATCGGTTACGGCCGACGCGGCTTTCGGCGAGCTAATCGCAGCGCAGTAAAGGTTTTTGCAGGACGCGCCCTCCCAGCGCGAGTGACGAATTCAGACCGCCGGTAAAGGAGAACACCCATGCACCCTTCGGCGGTGACTGACGGTCACAATGGCATCTCGCAGGCGCAGTTCGCTCAACTGGTCTCAAAGACCGACATGGGGCGCATCGAGCGCCTGGTCTCGGAAAACGGCGCGGACGCCTGGCGCCGGTTCGTGAAGATGCACGGAAAATCGCTGGTCAAGGAGTCGACGACCACGGGCATCACCACGGGCCTGGGCTTGAACTTCATCGATCTCCGGGCGCCGGCGTACATGCTGGACCCGATCTTCTCGCACATCCGGAACACCACGCCGCGGTGGGACAAGGTAAACGCCGGCTACGGCGTGCAGCCGCAGTGGAAGGCGGTAGTTGCGATCGATGCTTCCCAGCAGTTCCCGGGTGTCTCCGAGGGCAACACGAACGCGAACGGCCAGTTCTCACTGCTGAATTTCTCCTCGCCTTACGTGACGCTCGGCACCGACGACTTCGTGACCTACGAGTCGATCTCGGCTTCCGAGGGCTACGAGGACTCGCTGGGCGACGGTAAGATGTGGCAGCTTTTGCGCTTCATCCGCATGCAGGAGCGCAGCTACTTGGGCGGCGCCGGAACCACGGCCTCGAACGGCGCGCTGCAGATCGGCACGACCAACACACCGACCGCGGCCCTTACGGCACTCAGCAACGCCTCGAACAATTCGGCGAACCTGCCCACCGGCGCTTATGCCGCCGCCTACGCCGTTGCGCTCAACTACCGCGCGGCCATCAATCCGAACAACACGGTCTCGGCCGGCATCACCACTCAGTACCTGCGGACCAACGCGGACGGCTCCTCGGACGTCATCAACGGCGGCACGGCGATCATTTCGCTGGTCTCAAACGTCGCGGGCCCCACGACCAGTCCGCTCAAGAATGTTCTCTTCTACGCGACCCCGAAGGCGGGTGCCTGGGGCTATGCGTGGTTCGTGGAAGTCAACGCCTCGAGCAGCTTTACGCCGGCGGCGGCCTCGGCGAAGCTCACGGGCATCACCATCGGGCAGTCGTATTTCGTGTACACGGGCCAGACCCAGGGCACACAGACCGCGGCCTATGCCGGTTCCGGCGGCTACGCTGGCTTCGCGACCGACCTGTCGACCAACGCGCTCGACATGGACGGCCTGCTCACCATCGCCTCGAATTCGGCGTA